TGTAATAATCTAATCAATAATAAATGACTAGTAATCAAACACTTACGCATAAAGAAGAAATTTATGCATTTAAAGAACGTATTTTAAAAACCTATGGGATTAACATACATATTATGGTTGAAGAACGTGCTGAATTTAAAATACATTTAGATGTGCTTCATGCATGTGCACTTAAAGCATTAAAAAATAATGAACCTCTTTTTGATAATATTGAATCTTTAGAACATAGAACTAGATTGAGACCTTATTTAGTTTATGTTCAAGCCATGTCTTATATAGCTTTTAAAGAAGGATATAGTAAAACAGATATTGGTAGAACAATTAAAAGAGATCATGCAACAATTATAAATTCAATAAAACAAGTGGAAAATGCTTTTTTTACTAGTGAATTTATGGTGATTGAAGCATTTAATAATATAACTAAAGAAATACGAGCTTATGTGGGAACTCTTCCAGAAAATATTAAAACACAAATTAACACCAAATCAGGCATTTCTTCTGTTTGGAATGAAGCAAAAAACTACCGTGCCATCTAAATTAGATATAGAAATAACTGATTTAGTAGCAGAAGGGTTTTTAATATATGACGATGGGACGTATAAATTAACATCTCAAGCCAAAGCTTTTATAGCTCACCTAGATAATTATTTTATTAAAGCAAAAAAGAAAACTGATATCCAATTAATGGGTAAGGACTTTGCAGATAAAATAAATGACTATAGAGAAACATTTCCAAATAAAAGATTACCCAGCGGTAAACCTGCAAGAGTTAATGTTAAAATGTTATCAGAATCATTTAGATGGTTTTTTGAAACATATGAGTATGAGTGGAAAGATGTAATAAAAGCTACTAAAATGTATGTAAATGAATACAGGAATGCAGAATATTTATATATGCAAACCAGTCAGTATTTCATATGCAAGCAAGACAAACATAGGGTTAAATCTTCGACCCTAGCTGACTACTGTGATATGATCAGAGATGGTATAGATACTGAAGAAAAAACCTTTAAAGAAAAAGTAGTATAATGAGTAATAAATCAGGATCATGGGTAGGGCAATATGCTGCATTTAATGAAGCATTAAAATATATGTATGCTAGACAAAAAGGTGAAGAAAAATCTATTTACACTCCTTGGCCTAAATTCAATGATGCTGCTACAGATGGTTTAGAATGGAATACATTAACTGTTATTGGTGGTAGACCTGGATCAGGTAAAACTTTAATAAAAGATCAAATTATTAGGGAATCATTTGAATTAAACCCTAATGATGAATTTAGAGTGTTAGAGTTTCAATTTGAAATGGTTGGAAGAACATCAGCTATTAGAGAATTTAGTTCTATTACCGGTAAAACATACAAAGAATTATGTAGTGCAGGTAGTATACTTGGTACAGATATAATAAACCATTGCCATCAATACGCTAAGGAAAGGGTTAAAAATCCAGTAGATATTATTTCTACACCTATGACAGTAAATCAAATGCGTGAGCAAATTGATGTTTATATGGATTTACATAAGGGTGCAAAAACTATGATTACTCTAGATCATACTATGCTAGTAAAAAGAGCTCCTTATCAGAATAACACATTAGATATGTTATTTGAATTAGGTGAGTTTTTTACTCAATGTAAAAGAGATTATCCTTGTTTGTTTATTGCACTATCACAACTCAATAGAAATATTGATAGCCCAGAAAGAGCAATAGACGGTAAGTATGGTAATTATATACTTGAATCAGATATATTTGGTTCAGATGCTATGTTACAACATGCAGATATGTTAATAGGTATTAACAGGCCAGCTAAACAAAAGATTAGGTTTTATGGCCCTGATAGATATATCATTGAAAATGATAGAACATTAGTATTACATTTTCTTAAAGCAAGAAATGGTGATGCACGAATGAGTTTCTTTAAAGCTAAATTTGAGCAAATGAAAATTGAAGAAATGGATACACCTGGTCAACAGGAAAGAAGATAATAAACAAATAACAATAATGTCAATAAGCACTGAAGAACGCAAAAAAAGAATCTCTATTTTAAGAGAGGAGCATGAAGATTACTTTCAAACATCAGGTAATATAAATGCACTATACTATCCTAAAATGGCATATAGGCCATCAGGTAAGGATGATTTACATGTTACATTTTTTCCTAGTGAATTAGAAAAAGAAGAAGACATCTATACTGAATTTGTAAGTATAGACTATGTAAGTGAAGATCCTAAAAGAACTTTATATATTGTTAAACATAACCCACACTGGAAGTCTGAGTATGAATTAATTACAAGTAATAAAGGATTTGTAAGACACATGATACCTGTTAATGAATTGGGGGTTATTAATGATATAACAGGTAGAAATAAGAAGGAAGGTTTTATAAATACTAAAATAGTAGAACCAACTCTTGTACCAGATTTAGGTTTAGAAACATTGTTTGATTTACCCAATCCCGATAAGGTATCAGATACATCTTTATTAGTAGATAAACTTGAAGATATTAATCAAACATTGATAACATTAACCAAAGTAATAAATAAATTAATTAAATAACCATGGCACAAAGTGTATTAGTAATTGCAGACTCAGGAACTGGTAAGTCAACAGCAATAAGAGATTTAAATCCAGAAGAAACTTTCATTATAAATATTGCCAATAAGCCTTTACCTTTTAAAGGTTGGAAGAAAAACTACACACAAATATCTAAACAAAATGAAAAAGGAAATCTAGCATCACATTCTTCTGCTGCAGCAATTATTAAAGTTGCAAATCACGTAGATCAAAAATTGCCACATATTAAAACACTTGTCATAGATGACTGGCAGTATATGAGCTCTTTTGAGTATTTTGATAGAGCTAATGAAAAAGGTTATGATAAATTTACTCAGATTGCAGCAAACTTAGCTATGGTCGCAAAGCTTCCAAAAGATTTGAGAGATGACCTAATTGTTATCTTTTTAACTCATTCTGAAGATTCAACTGATATCAATGGTAATAGAAAAATTAAAGCTAAAACTGTTGGTAAAATGATTGATAATACATTAACTTTGGAAGGTCTGTTTTCAATAGTTTTATTTGGGAAGGTAAATAAAAACGATGATGGTGAACTTATTTATGGTTTTGAAACTCAAAACAATGGAGAGAACACATGTAAATCACCACAAGGTATGTTTGAAGATTTCTTCATTCCAAACAACCTGCAGTACGTAATAGACTGCATGAAAAAATATGAAGAATAAATAATTAATTAAATAAAAACCAAAAAAGTTATGTTAAGTACTAGTGGAATGAAAGCCGGAAACGGCAAAGAAAAGCCGGTTTTAGAACCAGGTAATCAAGTTGTTAAAATAAATGAAATTACATTTACTAAAACTCCTTATGATGCAGAAGCATATAATGTTATGTTACATGTAGAAGGAGAGCCTATGGAAGGAGATTTTCAAGGTTTTTTAGTAGATGTTAATAAACCTGATGGCATGCGTTATGCGGGTCAAGTTGGAAGAGTGAGAGCAACTCAGTATGCATTTAAAGATACTACACTTCCAAGTGGCGTTGAAATTAGTAGAGATACTGAAGTTATGAAAGCTATGATATTTTTAGCTGAACAATTAGGTAAACGTGCTGAATTAGATGCTATCCAAGCAAACACAATTGAAGAATTTATGATTGCTTGTAATGGTGTATTATCAGGACCTACATATGTTAATGTATGTCTTGGAGCTCGTGAATGGGAAAATAAAGAAGGTTATATGAATAATGATCTGTTTTTACCTAAAAGAAATAAGGGTGAAGTACCTATTGAGTCAATAGATGTTGAAATTAGTGCTTCTAAATTAATGACCTATGACAGCAATAATAAAAATCATTTTAAAGCCGGAGTAAAGAAAGTTGTTGCTGAAACAAATAGTTTTGAGCCAGCAAAAACATCTGGTGATGATTTTGATTTGTAAGTTGTTGATATAAAATTAATGGGGGTGGCTTCGGTCATCCCCTTTTTTTTATTTAATTTTAGCTATTATGTTTAACACAAAAAATTTAGTACTAAATGAATCTGATATACCTAGCTATTGGGTATTTCAATATTATTTAAATTTATCTGAACCATTAACAGGTCAGGATATAAAAATTACATCAGTATTTAATCCTAATGAAAAAACTCCTAGCTTTTGTGTTTATGTAGATACAAAAATTAAACAGTATAAGTTTAAAGACTTTTCTACAGGAAAAAATGGTAATAAGATTGACTTGGTTAAAATGATGTTTGATTTAGAATATTCAGCAGCATCAATGAAAATTGTAAAAGACTACAATATTTATGTTAAAACAAATGGATTTGAAAAAATAGATTTTAAACCAGCTGCTAAATGGGTGGTTGATTTTGTTAAACCAAGACCATGGAATGAAACTGATGGTGCTTATTGGCTATCATTTAGAATTGGAATGTCTATTTTAACAGAATATAATGTTAAACCTATTGAATATTATAATCTTATTAAATCTGAGTCTGATCAAGTTAAAGCATTAAAAATACAAGGTAATAGTCTTTATGGATACTTTAATAAAGCAGGAGAGGTATATAAAATCTATCAACCTACCAGTAGTAAACATAAATTTCATAAGGTAAAATCATATTTACAAGGCTATGACCAATTAAAATTTAATCAGCCATACTTAGTGATATGTTCCTCACTAAAGGATGCATTGTGTTTGAAAGGTATGGGTTATAATATAGAGGTTATAGCTCCAGATAGTGAGAATACTATGATTAAACCGCATGTCATTGAACATTTAAAAAAAAAGTATAAAAAAGTAATAACCCTTTTTGATAATGATGAAGCGGGTAAAAAAGCAATTAATGCATATGCAAATGCATATAAAATTGATGGCTTTGCTTTGACTATATGCAAAGACATATCAGATGCTATGAAAGAACATGGACTTGAGAAAGTTCATGCTCATTTAAAACCTTTATTAAAATTGGCATTAAAATAATAATATGGAAAATAAAAAATGGTTTATACCTGGGTCAGTGCCCAGTAGTAAAAATGGAAGAAGATGGACAGGTAAATACTTTATAGCTAGTAAAGCTGTAATGAATTATAGAAAAGTAGCTAAGGATTATTACGCAAAATATGCTGATGATTTTAAAGCTGAGCTAGCTAAGCATACATTACCAGCAAAAATATCTTTTACATTTGTTAGAGGAAGTCGTCATAAATTTGATTATATCAACCCCGCACAAACAGTGCAAGATGATATGGTTAAAGCAGGATGGATTGAGGATGACAATGCAGAATTTATTTTACCTGCCTTTGAACAGTATTCTTATGATAAAAAAAATCCAGGCGTTTACATAGAAATCTTAAAAGATGAAGTGTAGTTTATGGAAACAATCTGACATAACAATAGATGAATTTTTTGCAATAAGGTGTTTATTAAATGGCTCTAAAGAAGATTTTTTAATAGGAAAAAGTAATTTAAAAAATTTAAATTATAATGATATGGGAATAGTAAATATACTATTTGCAAAATCTTTGTCTCTTGCAAAAAGAAATAGATTTATATTATCTATTGATGTTGGTCCACTTGGAAATTTATTTTCTTACCATGACTTAATTGGAAAATCTATTTATAAAACAATAGTACAAAGAGCAAATAAAAAAATCTATAAACAAATACTTTATCAAATTATGAAAAATTAAAAACTATGAAAAACATACAAGATTTAGTTGCAAAGACAACTAAAGAATTAATTTTAGATGAGCCCTTTTATGGGCTTTTTTTAATTGGTATCAATAAAAACTATAGTGACAGAATACCTACAGCAGGTGTTAGTAAATTAGGAATTGGTATGCAGTTGACAATAAATCCAGAATTTTATATGAATTTAAGCTTGCCTCATAGGGTGGGATTAATCAAGCATGAGCTTTTACATATTGCTTTTGGACATTTAATAATGAGAGATCTATATTCTGATCATAAATTATTTAATATAGCGGCTGATTTAGAAATTAACCAATATATAGACGAGAATAAACTTCCTGATGGCGGATTAATTTTGTCAAGTTTTCCTGAATTAAATCTTCCTCATAAGGCGGGAACAAAAGTATATTACAACCTTTTAGAAAAAGCACAAGAAGATGGTACATGTCCCTCTTTAGATAGTCTATTAGATCAGATGGATGGAGAATCACAATATTGTCATAGTACTTGGGAAGATTTTGATGATTTATCTGAATCAGATAAAAAATTAGTACAAAAGCAAATAGAGCACCAATTAAAGGAGTCTGCTGAACAAACACTAAAGAAGCAGGGTCATGTACCGGGTGAGTTAGCTGAGCTTATACATAGGCTTACTCATATTGAACCAGCTAAATTTGATTGGAAAGGTTATTTGAAAAGGTTTGTTGGTAATTCTAGTGTAGTATACACAAAAAAGCTGAGACGTAAGTATAACAAACGGTATGCTGTTAATCCTGGCCTTAAAATCAAGTTTAAGAATCATATCCTTGTTGGTGTTGACACAAGCGGATCTGTAAATAATGATGAGCTAAAAGAATTCTTTAATGAATTAGCACATATGGTTAAGACTGGTCATAAAATAACTGTAGCACAGTGTGATACTCAGCTCAAGAATGTAAAGGAGTTTAATCCAAAACAAGATTGGGAAATACACGGTAGAGGTGGGACATCATTTCAACCTGTAATAGATCATTATAATGAAAAAAAAGGGTCATACACGGCACTTATATATTTAACGGATGGAGAAGCATACCCTCCAGAAGATTGTCCTAAAAACACTTTATGGGTACTTAGTAGTATATCTAATATGAATGACGAATTACCTGGTCAAGTGATAAAATTAAATTAATGGGACGTTATTATCAAGGAGACATTGAAGGTAAGTTTGTTTTTGGTTCTCAAAGTAGTGGCGCAGCAGATAGATTTGGTGTAGCAGGTCATACACCTGGCTATTTAGAGTATTATTATACTGAAGCTGATTTACCAGATCTTGAATCTGAACTTAAGAAAATAGAAAATTCATTTAAAAAATATAAAATTCCTTTATTAGCTTATTATGATTTGTTTGGTGTAAATGATGATGTTGAAATATCATTTGAAGAATATATTCAAAAAGGTGGTTTTAAAGCTATGAATGCTAAAAAACAATTTGATTTTAATGACTATAGAATAGGTAGAAAAATTCTTGATTGTATCAAGGAACATGGAGAATGTAGTTTTACCGCAGAATTATAAATAAAAAAAACAATTAAAAAAATGGCTCAAGTAAATTTAAATGTAACAGAGTTAAAAGATTTTGTAAATCACATTATCAAAAATAACAGATATTTACAAGAAAATAATAAAGCCCCTGTCTCTATAGAGGTGGTGGGTGAATCAGGTATTGGTAAAACTTCTACTATTGTTGAATTAGCTGAAGAAAACAAATTAAAATTTGTTAAACTTAACCTTGCACAGATAGAAGAGTTGGGTGACCTAGTAGGGTTTCCTGTAAGACAATTTCAAATGTTCAAGGAGAAAACAGTTGCCAACCCAAATAAAAAGATTGATGATCTTAATTATACTGCAGCACAAAGATCCGCTGCATCAATAGATTTAGCTAAGATGCCTGCTACTATTACTAAAAAAGTAGGCATGTGGGTAGATGAACTTGCTGTACAGGAGTATCTAAAAAATGGGTATAAGATGACAGGTAAGAACAGAATGTCTTATTGTGCACCAGAATGGATTGCAGATGCTAAAGAAGGTGGTATATTATTACTGGATGACTGGAATAGAGCTGATACAAGATTTATCCAAGCTGTTATGGAATTAATAGACCGTCAGACTTATATCTCATGGACGCTCCCAAAAGATTGGCACATTATGTTAACAGCAAATCCTGATAATGGAGATTATATGGTTAACAGTGTAGATAGTGCACAGAAGACCAGATATGTAACTGCTAATCTTAAGTTTGATGTTAATGTATGGGCTCAATGGGCTGAAGGTGCGGGGATTGATACAAGGTGTATTAACTTTTTACTTCTTCATCCTGAACTTGTAACTCAAGAAACTAATGCAAGATCTATAACAACTTTTTTTAACTCTATTTCAAGTTTTGATAATTTTGAAGATAATTTATCTTTAATTCAAATGATTGGAGAAGGTTCTGTAGGGGATGCATTTGCTTCTATGTTTACAACATTTATTAATAACAAACTTGATAAATTAGTTACACCAAAAGATTTGTTGACTCATGATAATGAATCATATATTTTAGGTGAATTAAGAAGTTGTATAGGAAAAGATGACACATATCGTGCTGACATTGCTGCTACATTAGCAACACGTTTAGCAAATTATGCTGTCGTGTATTCTAAAGAAAGCACAGTTACTCAGAAAATTACTGATAGATTAAAATCACTTTGTACAAAAGATTATTTTACTAATGATCTAAAGTATTTGGTTGTAAGAACTATCTTTAATGGCAATAAGCAAAAGTTTAATAAATTAATGATGATACCAGAAATCATTAAAATGACAATGAAATAAAATAAAATGCATTACTACTGTATTGTTTGTGGACAAAATTTTTTGTCTGAAGTTAAAGAAAAGGTTTGCACTAGTTGTTCAAGCCCTCACATAGTTAATAAAGAAGAAAAAGAAAAATAATGGCTAATAAATCAGTTTACCAAAATTATGATGTTGATGCATTAAAGCACTTCGGACTAGACAATGACCCCACTCACGGGGTCATTGTTGGTTCTGAAGAAAAAGATGCATTACTAACACAAGATGGAACTACATTTCAGAAAATACGAGATACTTTATCAGATCCAACTGAAACAAGTACTACGTTTATAACTAAGAAAAAAGCTTTTATACTTCCTAAATGTGATGTATCACAAGATAGATTAAAAGCTGCTTTAAAAGAGCATGGCATAAAAGTTACAAATGATTATACTCAAGCTGATCTAATTGTAGGACATAACGAGATTGCTGGCAGTTTTAATAATGGGGAAAATATTCAAAGTACTGTGCTTTTAGCCAAGCTTTGGAATTATGAGTTAGCAACGGGCTATTCTAGGAGAGGTAATTCAGCAATAATAGCGAATCTTCTTGATAATACTGCAAATGGTATTATAGTAACACCTAAAATAACCGACAATATTAGAAATTGGGACTTAACGATTGAAAAAAATCTTTATGATCAATGGATGATAACAGGAATGGCTATAAATCTAGCTTATATAATAGAGACAACCAATGTATCTGTAGTAGACCCAGAAACTATATTATGTAGCTCTGCTAATAAATTAATTTTAGATGAAGAACTACTAACTGATATTACTAGACAATTAAACGGAAGTAAAGAAGATGTTATGTTAGCTGCTAAAATTATACCTACTATAGATTATTCACAAAATTTTCATTTTTTATGGCAATTTGCTCAAAATAATAATCACGTAGTATATTCTTTTAATCAAGATAAGGACATGCAATATTGGATAAAAGAATCTAATTTTATAAGGTTTAGCAATGCTTCTGCTCAAGATATGATTTTATGGTTAGAAAGAAAAGATAAATTAGATAAAATATCATTCAGATACTTAGAACCAACAGTAAGGAGAGAAATCTCTATACACAATAGAGACTTATATGTATTTCAAGTCTCTGTAAAAAAAGAATATCAGAAGTACTTAACAATTAATGAATAAGCAATGAAAAAAAGATATGATATTAGTATATACACTAATGATGACAATATTGTAAAAGGTAAAGACGGTAGATTTAGATTAAAAGGTTCGGCATTTAATATTTCTTATACTGGATACTGGATGGCACACTCAAGTCGTTTAGGAGTATCAAAGGAATTAAAAAAAGCTATGGGCATTAGTTTTAAAAATAAAGAAAAGTTCTCTATACAAGATAAAATTATATATAGATTTCCCAAATTAGATTTGCCTAGACAAAAGGTTGATTTATTAAAAGAAAAATATAATGTTAAAGTAATTAGAGATCCTAAAAAAGCAAATGTGCATGTAGTATCAGAAAAACTATTTGAAAATTTATTTGAAAGTCTTTGGAACACATCTGTACCATTTAAAGATTTTTTTAATGTGCTTGATAATTTAAAAAAAAATGATTATTTAACAGATTCTGCTTTATCTGTAGCTAATGAATTAATTAAACAGTATGAACTTACTGATTCTATGATTAGACTTTGGTCTCCATATACTCATGGTTCTTCAAATGGAGATCAAATGAGGGACTTTCTTGTAGAGAATATAAGTAATATTTCTATTGGGGAACGTAACACTATAGATGTAGTATTACCAGATAAAAATGTAAATGACTTTTTAAATATTAAAAATAGTAATATAGATACGGTTTATGATACTGATATTACAGAAATTATAGATAAAGAATTAGCCATTATAAATAATACTGAATATGATAACATTTTAAAAATGATAATGAGTTCAGATAAGGATAATAGATCTTTAGCATTAGAAATGTTAGCTAATTGTAATATTAATAAATCATTTGATGTAGTATCTGGTATTTTTTATTGGGAATATGATTGGTTAAAAGATACAACCAATTGGAATACTGTAAATGTTAAAGCTTTAAGAAAAAGATTATCTAAATATTCTGGTGGAACTAATAACCATAATATTTATTCTTATAATAACTACATAAATTACTTAATTGAAGACAAACAATTAACTGAATTTGCTATAAATAAAACTAGAGAAAGTCTCTATAAAAATGTTTTAGGTAGTTTGGTTGGAGATTGTGCAGAGGTTTTTAATGTAAAGTTTGATAATTTAACTTTAAAAGAAAAATTAATAGAAAATATAATAATTCATGACTAGAAATCAAGAAAAAGAACAAGTATTTTATGCAAAAAAGGATTTTCGCTTTAGCTACTCTTCTTTAAATAAACTTTTATTTTCACCATCTTTATTTTATAAAGAATATATACTACGCGATAGAGAAGTAAGAACAGACAAACATCTTGTTGAAGGTAAACTTGTACACTGTATGCTTTTTGAACCTAAAAAAGTTACTGAAAAATTTAATGTTGTTCCTGGGAAAAGCCCTAGTGATAACATTAGAAAAGTAATGAAAGATATGTCTCTCCATACAGATGCAGAAACACTGGTCTTATGTGAAGATAGGATAATATTAGAATCATTAATGACTTTGAATCTTTTTCAGTCTCTTAAAACAGATGAACAGAGACTTAAAAAAGTTGTCACAGAGGACAATGAACCCTATTGGAAATTTTTATCTAATAATAATGTAGATGTTGTTGATCAAGATACATTAGAGCGGTGTGCTGATATGGTGGAAACACTTAAACAGAATGCAGATGTAATGGCTTTATTTGAACAACAACAGACAGAGTTTGAACTAGATCCTATTGAAACACATGCAGAAGCATTTTTAAAGTCAGATTTAGTAGATAACTCGTTTGGTCTTCATGGTTTTATAGATTTTTATAAAATTGATCATGATAAAAAAGAAGTTATTATCTGTGATTTAAAAACTACAGGTAAAACTATTTCTGATTTTCGCGAGACTATAGACTTTTATAATTATTGGTTGCAAGCAGCCATATATTGTAAATTAGTTTATGATACATTAGGAGAAAAAGCGGAAGAATACACTATAGCTTTTAAATTTGTTGTAATAGATAAGTATAAACAAGTTTATGTTTTTGATGTTACTGAAGAGACTTTAGCCGGTTGGGCTGATGGATTAGAAGGAGTTATCAAGGTTGCTGCTTATCACTACAGTGAAAAGAATTACCAGTTACCCTATGATTTCATTGTAGGAAACATTAAATTGTAGTATGAAAACGGTGTACACAGATTATTTTCAAAAAAGTAAAGTATTTCTTTATCCTTTATTAAAGTTAAAAAAAGGTATAGCTTATGTTCCCATACAAACTTATGTTTGTTGGGAGCAGGCTTATACCATTAATGATTACAGATTTTTTTGTGAGTATCATGCACCGGCATCAGTTAAGTTTATTAAATTTTGTGATATATATCTAAAAAGTCATAAACTTTTTCTTGAACACTTAGATCTTGGAGACAACAAACATATTTTTATTTTTGATTATAAAGGTTATAAAAAAGATTTTGATAGATTTATAGAAGGAAAATATTCACAATTTAGTTTGGATACTAAAATAATTATATTAGATTTCTTTAATACTTCAGGTAATATGTCTAATGTTATACATTCTTTTTTATCTCCTGATAAAGCTCATGCAGATTATGCAGAGGCTTTAAATATAAGTATAGAAAAAATTATTGATGTTTATGAAATATGCAGCATACCGGATATTGAAAAAGAGACATTTTATAAAAAAAATGAAATATTAGATGGTCTATTAGATAAGAACTCCATATATTTGGAAAAATAATAAAACTTAAATATGTCAACACAAATTGGACAAAACATGATGCTGATTAATTCCAGCTTCAGAAATGCTAAATCGTTTACTTTAATTCCAGTGAGCAATGACTCACCATATGTAGAGGCTATGTTTGACCCATCGTCAAGCATTTTAGCCATTATTAGTAAGGTTATGAAACAATCTTATCACATGGTTCCAAAACTTAATGATAATGGAGAACCTATAAGACTTAAAACACCAAATCAACAAAGTGGTAAAACTGTTAAAGAAGAAAGAAGATTAGTAGATACTTTTTCTGAGTTTTATTTAAGTGATAAAAATGATATTGAAACATTTATTCATATGTTTGCGGTTAACGCAAAAGACTTTGATTACAATAGCTTTTTTGTTGATGTAAAGGAAACAAAAGTTTCTAAAATTATAATGCCAAGCTAGTAGTAAACAATTTTGTTTGCTTTTCCCCTTACCCGGTCAATTAAAGGCACATTAATCTGTGTCTTTTTTTGGCTTTAAAATACAAATATTTATATGAAACATTGGGTGATGGATTACGAAACTTTAACTAATTGTTTTACAGGTGTTTTTGAACATTACAAAACTCAGGAAACTGAAATTTTTGTTGTTCATGATCTGCAGAATGATTTATTAAAATTTATTAATTTTTTAGAAAATAATATAAAAAACAAAGAGTGGCATATATCCTATAATGGATTAGCATTTGATGCACAAGTCACTCATTATATATTAGACAATCATTTTTTATGGAAAGATTTAAAAGGCTGTGAAATAGCTAACATTATCTATAAGTATGCTCAATCCTGTATTACTAAATCTAATAATAGAGAATTCAGTGATTACCCTCAATGGAAAATGTTAGTGGGTCAAATAGACATATATAAAATGCATCATTGGGACAATCCCGCTAAACGTTCTAGTCTTAAGTGGATACAATACAGTATGGACTGGCAGAATATAATTGATATGCCAATTCATCATGAGACAGAAATAACTACACAAGCAGAAATTGATCTCATAATTACCTACTGTATTAATGATGTAAGATCTACTAAAGAAATCTATAATAGATCTAAGTCACAAATAGCTTTAAGAAAAGAACTTACCAAAGAATATGGTATTAATCTTTTTAGCGCATCTGAACCACGAATAAGCAAAGAGATTTTTGGTTATTTTTTAACTAAAAAACTTGATATTTCTAAAAGAGATCTTAAACAAATGAGAACTTATAGAGGAACTATTAAAGTTGCTGATATAATTTTACCTTATATTAAGTTTACTTCTTTAGAATTTAATGTTTTATTAGATAGGTTTAAAGCTATAGAAGTTGATGCAATAAATCTTAAGGGTAGTTTTAAGTATAACATCTTATATAAAAATGTAAAAACACATTTTGGATTAGGTGGAGTACACGGGGCTGCAGCAAAAGGTATATATGAACCAAGTGATGATATGATGATACTATCATCTGATGTTACTAGTTTTTATCCCAATCTTGCTATTAAGAATAAGTGGTCTCCAGGTCATTTTCCAAAAGAAGCATTTTGTGATCAATATGAATGGTTTTTTGAAGAGCGTAAGAAGATCCCTAAGAGCAATCCAATGAACTATGTATATAAGATTATACTTAATTCTACTTTTGGCCTTAGCAACGATGAAAAGAGCTTCTTTTATGATCCAGAGCTTTGTATGAGGATTACTATCAACGGGCAACTGTCCTTAATGATGCTTTATGAGCAGATTATGGAGAGAATACCAGGTGCTATTTCTTTATTACAGAACACGGATGGTGTAGAAACTATTATACCTAAAGCGTACTATGATGAATATATGCTTATATGTAAAGAATGGGAAGAGATTACCAATCTTAATTTAGAGCATGATGAATATCAAAAGTTAATTTTAGGAGATGTCAATAATTACATAGGAATAAATAAATATGTAACTACAGATATAACAAAATGGAGAGACATAAAAGATGCCAATCCTCATTATCTATTTAAAGTAGAAAATGATAAATTTAGTTTTGCTCCAGTAAAGTTGAAAGGCAGGTTTGATTTTCATAACTTACAGTTACATAAAAATAAATCTAAATTAGTTATACCTAAAGCAATTTATGAGTATTTTGTTAATAATGTTCTTCCTGAAGAATATTTAAATACAAACAAAAATATACTTGATTATTGTATTGGTGGTAAGTCTAAAGGAGATTGGAAACAAGTAGCTAGAAAAATTGAAAATGGTTCTTTTGTTGAACGAGATTTACAAAAGATTAATAGATATTTTATAGCTAAATCTGGAGTAAAAATGGTTAAAGTTCATAAAATAGATAAAAGGGAAATACAATTAGAAGCCGGACGTTGGTTGCAGATTGTTTTTAATGATATGAAAATTGAACCTAAATGGGAAGATTATAATATTGATAAGAAATATTACCTTGATTCTATTGAACAAGAAATAAATGGAATAATAAATGTGGCTTCAAATCAATTAACACTTTTTTAAATGACAGTTGAAAATATACATAAAAAAAGCCCCAAGGGTGCTATAAGATTTTCTTTAACTCTATCTGATGAACAGAAAAAAGCTAAGACGAAAATATTAAATTATCCTTTTACATTCATAGTTGGTAAAGCAGGTAGTGGTAAAACACTGCTTGCTGTCCAAATTGCTTTAGATATGTTTTTTAAAAGAAAGTATAATAAAATTATTATTACTAGACCTACTATATCTACTGAAGACAATGGTTTTTTACCTGGGTCTGAAAAAGAAAAAATGGAGCCTTGGTTAGTCCCTATTAGATCTAACATGAGAAAAGTTTATAATAAACCTCAAATATTAGAAAAATTAGAGAAAGAAGAAAATATTGAATTGGTTTCATTAGCTCACTTCCGTGGTAGAACGTTTGACAATTCCATAATTATTATAGATGAATTTCAGAACTTAACCAGAGCTCAGTTAGCAATGGTATTAGGAAGACTTGGAAAAGATTCAATGATGATTCTTTGTGGAGATAGTCAGCAAATAGATTTAAAAGATGCCAACTATTCTGCTATACATGAAGTGGCTAAAATAATTAGTTCTGATTTTGTACATAAAGTTATTTTAACAGATAACCACCGTCATCAGGCTTTAAATGAGGTGCTAGATTTACTAGCAAATAATTAAAAGAAATATTATAATGATTTGTTTAAGGCATTATAATTTATTACATTTACATTTTAAAAGTTTAAACTATGCGCTATAAAAAAGCAACACAAACAACACAAAATTATTTAGAAAATACACCTTTACCGGTTCATGGTAAGAGTTATACAGTTATATCACACAAGAGTGTGATAGATAACACAAAAAAATTATTGAAGGATAGTGGTTTTACTATTACTCAAGAAATATATAGAGCAAACATGAATGCCCAGGTTGCCCAAGGCATATATCATATTCGCCCTGATAATACTCAAAATGATTTAATCAATAATGAGAAAGAATTAGGGATGATGTTTGCCTGGACTAACTCTTATGACAAGAGTACAAGGTTTCAATGTGCTATAGGAGCACAAGTTTTTGTATGT